AGATAACGGTACATACTGGCTTGATACTGCTTCGACGCTTTGGGGCATCAGTCAATGGAATGCAGCCACAGGCACATTTACTGTGATCACACCTATTGTAATTACAGATACTGTTGATCTCGAATCAGGTATTCCTGCTCCTAGCATTGGTTCTATCGGTAGCTATGCTGTGGTAGCCACAAACAGCAGCAATCCAGTGTACTTCAAGAACTACACCAACGACTGGGTATTAGTAGGATCAGACGACTGGAAAATAGGCTGGGCAACTGTACAAGGCACAAAATCAGTTACTGGTAACGCATTAACGATTGGAAATACGCTGATCATTAACGGCACAACTATTACCTTAACCGGACAAACACTAGCATCTTTAGTAACACAAATTAATAACGCAGCTATCCCAGGTGTTGGTGCCAATGTTGACAGCAGCAGCCGTTTAACACTTGAGTGCAACAGCTTGGCCGAAGCTGATGGTTCATCTGGTGACGGTGGCATCATCAACATTGATCCAGCAAGCACAGCTGGCTTGTTAACTACTCTTGGTGTGACTGCTAAAACATATTATGGTCCAGCACTACAACAAAGTCCTAGTTACCAAAATCCATTATGGGCATCCACCCAGGCTGAACCACGTCCAATTGGATCTGTTTGGAGTAAGACAACTTCTCCAAATCGCGGCGCAGCGTTCAGCGTCAAACGATGGGATTCAACTTTGGCAACATGGGTAGCAAAAGCAGCACCTTTATATGCTAACGATCAAAGTGCCAATGCTGCTATTGACCCAATTGGTGGCGGAAAAAACATTCCTGCTGGTACCTTGTATGTACAGTATAATGTAGCTGCTCCTTTTGTAAACGATCTTTATCAGCCTACAGAAACATTTACAATATTTGAAAGAGATGTATTAGGTGCTACTGTTGTCACAGGTAGTACTACTACTCCAGTCTTTGTTAACGGCACAACATTTACACTTCAAACTTCTGTTGCTAACAGCACCAATTTAACTACAGCAGTCACAGTTACTCTTGCCGGAACAGCAGCAGCAGATTTTGTTGCTGCGGTATCTGCAGCAGCCGTGCCAAATGTCAGTGCATCTGTTACAGCCACTGGTGCCATTGCATTTACACAAAGTCAAGGTGGATCAATTGTAGTTAAAAATACATCTGGCACACCAATAACTGCTGCTGGTTTCACTGCCGGTGTTGATGGTGTACGCAGTTATGAAGGAACATTGGTATTGTCAAGTTGGATTCCTTTGACATATACTGCTAGCTCAATTGCTCCTGATCAAGATCCAGATTCTGGTACTTACTGGTATTATTCAGCTACTAATCAAGTTGATATTATGATCAACAACGGAACAGCCTGGGTTGGTTATCAGACTGTTGCCAACGATGTTCGCGGATTTGATTTAACTGCAACCAATCCAACTGGTCCAATCGTTAGTGTTACTGAACCAGTAGAGCAAAGTGATGCCACTCCTCTAGTATACGGTGATCTTTGGCTTAACACCAGCAACTTAGAAACTTATCCAGTATTGAATCGCTGGGAAATTGTCGACGGTGTTGATCAATGGGTCACAATTGATAACACAGATCAAACAACCGAAAATGGTATTTTGTTTGCTGATGCACGTTGGGCACCAAATGGCACAACTAATCCAGTCACAGACGACTTCCCAACAATAACAAGTTTGTTGACCAGCAGCTACTTAGACATTGATGCACCTGATTCAACTGTTTATGCAACTGGTACATTGCTATGGAACACACGTCGCAACGGATTTAACGTTAAGACATTCCAGGCCGGTTACTTCAATGCCATAGACTTTTCTGTTGACAACTACAATGCAACTGTAACTTATGCTATTGGTAGTAAAGTTCTTTACAGCGGTGCTATCTATGTGGCAATTGCTGCCACCACTGGTAATCTACCTACTAACGTTACGTATTGGTCACTATTGGAAACAAATACCTGGGTAAACGCAAGTGGAAATCGCAATGATGGGGCTCCTTATATGGGTCGTTTAGCAGTCAGATCTATTATCGTAGCTGCGTTAAAAAGCGCAATTGACTCGCAAGACACACTGCGTGAAGAACAACAGGTGTTTAACTTGATTGCTTGCCCACAGTATCCAGAACTTATTCCTAACATGATTGCTCTCAATAACGAGCGCAGCAATACAGGATTTGTTGTTGGTGATACTCCAATGCGATTAGGTCCACAAGGCAATGACATTGTATCATGGGCCACTGATAATTCTGGTCTTGGCATATTTGCAAATGATGGACTTACTGTAGCAAATCCGTATGCAGGTGTATTTTACCCAAGTTGCCAGACTGTTGACCTAAGTGGTAATCCAGTTGTACAACCACCAAGCCACATGATGCTGCGTACAATCGTACGTAGTGATGAAATTGCTTATCCATGGTTGGCACCAGCTGGTACACGTCGAGGCCTAATAGACAATGCTGCACGTATTGGGTACATCAATGCACAGTCAGGCGAATTTGTTACTATTGCAACAGGTCAAGGTGTACGTGATACATTGTATACAAATAGTATTAATCCAATTACCTTTATTCCCGGTACTGGTATTGCCAACTACGGTAATAAGACTATTTCGGGCACACCGAGTGCATTGGATCGTATTAACGTAGCTAGATTGGTTGCATTCATCCGCGGACGTCTAAACGAAATTGGTAAGACGTTTGTGTTTGAACCAAACGATCAGATTACACGCAACGAGATCACAAACGCTATTACAGGTTTGATGCAAGACCTAGTTGCTAAACGTGGTATCTATGACTACCTGGTAGTTTGCGATTTGTCAAACAATACACCAGCACGTATTGATCGCAATGAACTGTATGTTGATATTGCAATTGAACCTGTCAAGGCAATTGAGTTTATTTACATTCCAGTAAGACTTAAAAATACCGGAACAATTGGTGCAACAAACGTAGGTTAAGTAAGTAGCAGTATAAAACAGGGCTCAAAATAGCCCTGTTTTTTTTGGTCTCATCGATCATAAATAATTGCATATAGGAGATACACAATGTCCGTTTCATCACTTTCAAGAATGACGGTGCCTTTGGCAAGCGATCAAAGCAATCCAAACCAAGGCCTGCTGATGCCCAAGCTCAAATATCGCTTTCGAGTAACATTTGAAAACTTTGGCGTATCAACACCAAGAACAGAATTAACCAAACAAGTTGCAGACTTTGCACGTCCTACAGCAACTTTTGAAGAAATACCGATTGATATTTACAACAGTAAAGTATACCTGGCTGGTAAAGCAACTTGGGAACAAGTCACAGTCAACTTGCGCGATGATGCAGGTGGTAATGTTTCTCGTCTGGTTGGCGAACAGCTACAGAAACAAATGGACTTTATGGAACAAGCATCAGCTGCTTCCGGTATTGACTATAAATTTATTACCAAGTGTGAAGTACTTGACGGTGGCAACGGTAAATTTGCACCTCTTGTTCTTGAAACTTGGGAATTGTATGGTTGCTTCCTGCAGTCGGCCAACTACAACGACTTAAACTATGCCTCAAACGAAGCAGCAACAATCGCATTGACAATACGATTCGACAACGCACTACAATCACCGCTGGGCCAGGGTGTTGGTACAAATGTTGGTCGCAGCCAAGGAGATGTGGTAACAGGTACGAACCCTGGATTTACTGGTGTGCCATAATAGATTATGGCATTTGGCCAAAGTAACAATCTAAATTCATACAGTACAGATTACCTTAGAGACTGGCAACATGCCTCTAAGGTATTTCGTACCAACGGTTATCAAAATTCTCCTCGCTTAAAATTTTTATTTCATGTGTACTTCACAATTAATTTTACTGAAATACCACCCTTACAAAATATATTTGGTAGCGATATTTCCACTGTTGGTTTACTTGTAAAGAACATTCAACTACCTACCTACAATATTGCAACTGAAACGCTAAATCAATACAATCGCAAACGCATCATACAAAAAAAGATAGAGTATCAGCCTGTGCAAATTGAATTTCACGATGACGGCGGCGATCTTATACGCACAATGTGGTATAACTACTACAGTTATTATTACAAAGACCCTAGTCAGAAATACGGTAATCAGTCCAGCACCAATGGAGCCTTGGGCGTAGATTCGAATTCCTCTGCCGGATTCAATTACAATGCTCGAGACATTTATGCCAATGACCGCAGCGTCAACGATTGGGGATTTATTGGTGAAAGCTATTCAGACGGAACCAGCAGCGGCAGTGGCAAACCACCATTCTTCAGAGACATCAGAATCTACGGATTTGATCAGCACAAGTATGCTGAATATGTATTGATCAATCCCTTGATAACAAATTGGTCTCACGATCAATACAATTATGCTGAAGACGGTGGCGTGATGAAAAATACCACTACTATTCAATTTGAAACTGTAAAATATTATGCTGGTAACATTGGCGATGTACGCCCAGACACCAACGTTCAAGGATTTGCCGATCCCAATTACTACGATCAAGGTCCTAGTCCATTGGGTACACCTGGCGGCACTAGTCAGGTAACAGGTCAAGGCAGTCAGTTACAAGCGGGCCTGGGTGAACGACAAGACTTGGCAGCAGGCACAGTGGCCAATCCTGTTGGGGCAGTACAAACCGCCAACATACAGAATCAACAAGCAGCTCCACCGCCACCTCCGCAACTGCGCGGATTTGTCAATAACGGTGCCAATGCAGCCACCGGAATTGAAACAGTATTGCAACAAAACTTACCAGGTCAGGCAAGACCGCAGCCAGGACAGAACAGTACGGGAATAAATTTTCCAAAACCCACTGGTCTCAATAACTTAGTTCCTGCAGGCCGTGCTAGAGATCGAAGGGCCGGCAGGGTAATTTAAAGGAATAAAAATGGGCTCAGTTAATACAGTCAACCCAAATGTTGATCTCACCGTAAGAATATTTGATAACTTTTATAATTTTGGTCTAGATGTTCCCACCGATGAATACGATGCAGTTAATAGTTTCTTTGAATCAATTTTCATCAATCAAGAATCAGCACAAAATTTGACAACCACATTCTTTAGAATTTCCAAAGAAAGTAATATCCCTATCATGACACTGTTAGAACAAGTCCAGGGACAAAATGCAATTGAAGTCACTGCAACATTGGCCTATTATCTCAATGGATTAAGAAGTCCCAGCACACTACTGGGTACCAATGTTCCGGTCACTCCTAACTTTTATGCTGCCCGCAATGTTGCAGCATGACCAAATTTGCACAAGGCCTATACCAGATTCAAAATCCTGCCAAGTATGCAGGCACCCGACCGCCTAGATATCGCAGTAGTTGGGAACACACTTTTATGACCTTTTGTGATACCAACAATCACATTCTACAGTGGGCCAGCGAATCAGTGACAATTCCATATCGTCATCCCTTGACTGGTAAAATGACCAATTACATTCCAGATTTCTTGATCACATATCAAGGCAGCAGCGGTAAAACAGTGGCTGAATTGATTGAAATTAAACCCCGCAAGCAAAGTGTAATAGAAGGCAAGATGTCGGAACGAGATCGTGCTGTAGTTGCTGTCAACTACGCCAAGTGGGACGCTGCAACAAAATGGGCAAGTCGCAATGGCTTGACATTTAGAGTCCTTAACGAAGATCAGATTTACAGAAACGGCAAGCGTTAGCCGGTAAATACGGTATGACAACATTTATACCGAACAAATATACTCAGTGGTATTATAACATTATTTCTAATGCAAAGATTAGAAATTTTTCTGGCTACAAAGAACATCACCATATTATTCCCAAATCTCTCGGCGGAACAAATTATAAATCAAACATAGTTAAGTTGACTGCTAAAGAGCATTTTGTATGCCATCATTTGTTAGTAAAAATGGTAACAGGTGATGCTAAGAAAAAAATGTCTTATGCTGCATGGTTATTATGCAACTTAAAAAATCCATCACAAACAGACCGTTATGTACCAAATTCAAGAGCCTACGAGGCTATTAGAAAACTCCATGCAGCTACAGTATCAGCGAAGTTTAAAGGAGTTAAGAAAACATACAGCTATTGGAAAGATAAAACACATTCAATTGAAAGTAAAGAACTACAATCTTTAGTTAAACAAGGAGAAAATAATCCAATGTGGGGAAGAAAACATCGCCAGACATCTATTGATAATATAATTGCTGCTCAAAAAAATATTCCAAAACCTAAGTTTACTTGTATGCATTGTAATGCAACCGTGGGTGGAAAATCAAATTTATTAAGATGGCATAATGATAATTGTAAACTAAAGGAAATATCGTGACAAAACGTTTAGAGGAGATT